GCTGTCCATCGCCAAGCATCTTCTACTTCTTGCTTGGTTTCATTCACGAAGTCCAGGATCAATGCAGTATAAGGGGCAGAGAAACCAGTAATCTGATTCTCTCGCAGCCGCCTTAGAACCCCATTAACAAGTGTTAATGCAGTCGCCATTGATTACTCCTTGGTAGATTTTTCCGATACTGCTTTCTTGACTACTTCTACTTCTTTCACTTCAGTATAATCAGGATGTTTTCTCATTTGCTCTACATCGTATGGAGCAGCAAACTCATAAACCTGACCAGAAGCATTGTCTTTAAATTTGGCCATTAGAACCCTTTGGTAGTTGAGAAACTAAAGAAATGGACTGCCCCGAAGAGCAGTCCATAATCACTTGCTATTACGGCGAAACGACCAGGGCAACCAACGAATTGTCACGCAATTCGCGCAAACCATAAATGGTATCGCAAACAACCGCAGTGCCCAGGTATTCCAGGATGTAATCCGATTGGACCCGAACTTCCAGTTGTTTGATCAGAACCATACAATCCTTATGGCCCAACAGGCAAACACGATTGGCACCAGTGGTCGTGGTGGCAGCATTGGAAGTAACCAATACCGGCACACCATACACATCACCAATCTGACCGTTACGAATGGTATTTGCACCACCAGCTTCGCCCACAAAAGCTTGCTCGGTGAACCGAGACAGGCCCATCATGGTATTGCGCGTAGTCGGAGGAACAACCAGGAAACGATTCGACTGGGGAACGTCCACATCATCCAGGCGTTGAATTGCCCGACGAATGGCCGCATCAGTCAAAGCGCCCATACCAGTTTGCGCCACATCGGCATAAGCCGTAGTACCGTCCGCACCGGAGAATGCACCACTGTAAGCAGCAGTACCCGAACCACCTTGGAAAGCCGAACCCAAAGCAATCAGATCAGAATCAATCTGTTTCGCCAGTTGGTAGCCAGCATCATCGGTGTAAAATGCACGCATCGAACTCAATGCCTGAATATCAGCAATGTCTTCGTACATTTTCGAGTAGTTGTAATGCTTGTTGATCACCACCGCAATATCGGCGTTGGTCGCAGCATCAAAGCTAACTTGAGTGTTAGCTACCTTGGCGGTAACTGCGCCACGGCTTGGATTTGGAATATGGACGGTATCGCCTTTTTTCCCAACCCAATTGATTTGCTTAATGAGATTGGCAAACACCAGATTAGACTGGTAGGATGCAACCACTTCGTCGCTCCACAATTTCGGGATGAAATTGTTTGCGACTGCTACAGTTACTTGATTAGTACCTAAAGCCATTTTTATGCTCCCTTAATTATTATTCGCTATTCCCGATTAGCGAACGCGGTTCTCCCGGTATGCCAATTGAATCTCGGCATCCATTGCGTTGTACTTATCGGGGTTATGTTGACGTAGCTTAATGAGGTCAGCACGAAGAAAGATTTTCTTACCAGAACCACCACCCCCTGCACCATTACTCGTTTTGGCAGCTTTCAAAGCAGTCTTCCGCTCTTCTTCTGCACCAGATTCAACCTCCTTCGTTGCCTTGAGAGTTTTAATCTGTTTCCAGGTAGTGAACAATTCATCAGCCGCATCAAAATCATATTCCTTATCAGCAGCAGTAAATAGTTTTGCCCGAGTCTTGGATGCTCCAATCCATTCTGCAAAGTCTGGGTCCTTAACAATCTCTTTAAAATCTGGGTGAGCATCACGCAACTGTAGCTCGGTTTCCATTTTCTTAATCGACCGTAGACCAGCTTCATATTCTGGATCACGTTTGGCAGCTTCCGCTTCCGTCTCATTCGCTCCTTTTGTGGCAGGAGGATTCAGTTGAGATTTAAGGTATCCATCAACGATCTTGCGGAGTTCCCCCAGTTCATGGCCTTGTTTGCCGATCAATTTCTCTGCCTCCAGGGCAGATTGAGCGATTTCCTTAGCCGTTTTACCCCGGAATTTAGCTGGCAGTTCATTCTCCAACTCACTCTCCAGGGCCTGAACTTCAGGAGCTTCACCAACATCAGTTAATGGGTTTAAAACATCAACAATTTGCTCATTACCACTTTCTTGTGTTTCACTCATTTTCCAGTCCTTTATATAGATTGTTGGAAATTACTTCAATTCGTCGTGCTGCCGTTCATGCTTGTATTCCCAAGCAAGTTTCTCGGCATGGTGACGTTCCCATTTTGCAGCAGCATCTGGAAAATCCCCGGTAAAGGGTTCCAGATAAATTCCTACAGGAGTAATTACTTGCGTACTCTCCTGATTACAGACTTTACATACTTCAGGAGCATGTCTATCATCCATGCGTCTAAAACTCTCCTGATAATGGTTATTAGGACAAGCATATGTGTATATTGGCATTATCTCCCCTCTAACAGTCGGTCATATGTATCACGAGATAAACCCTCTAGTGACAGAAACCATTCGAGGATAGACAACTCCCCTTTCTTAAAATAGAGTTGTTCGATATTATTTAGGTTACGTACATCGTTTATATTCTCTACTATGCCTTTTACATCTTCACATAAATCTTTCCAGCCTTGGGATGCAAACAACTCCATCCTGGCCTCATAATACTTTTCCAATGTCTTGTCTATGATTATCTCCTTGTTATAGAGCGATTCTACGAACCACTCCAACACTACCGAGAGACCCAGTATTAGACACACCCGTTACAAATAGTGGACTAGTGGGAAGGGTAGTTTGTGGAGTCAAAGCCAACAACTGGCTAGACCATTTTGCATTCGCGCCTGACGTACTAGTGATATTGCCTGTGGCTACAGTATCGTAATAAGAGGCGGTCCTACCTACGGATTGGACATTTGAACCTGTACCAACCCCATTCCGACTACTCCAGAAAGTCGGAGTAGAAAAAGAACTAGTTGCAGCAGCATTGCAAGCAATGGCACAGAGAAGGGTGTTATTGACAGTTGGTGTAACCGAAGAGTGGGTTACGGTCGTCCCAGTGCCACTATTCAATGCAGAGGCATTCACTGGGGTACTTGTGTCAATATCCTTCAAGGCCCATACAAAACCATTTACTGCACCAGCAGTATTAAATGTCCAGGTATAATTCCCAGATTCTCCGTTTGCTACTTTCCAGTAGGTTGATAATTTTGAATCTGACGAGAGAGTGCCACTTGAATTGGTAGCAATCAGGGTCCAGCCCCCAGGCGGGGTAACAATCGTCATATTTCCGGTATAGCTAATTCCAGCTAATAGAACATGCCCATTAACGGTTCCTGATGGGATACCGACTGCAAGACTGGCAGCAGAGTTACTGAACGCATGGGCTTCAGAAATCCACGTACCAGAAAGAGGATCAGCTAAGGCTTGCCGTGGAGTTCCACCACCACCTACCGCAGAGGGGCCGTTGTTGGAGACACACCGCAAGGCAGTAAGGAGTCGCACTTGGTCCCGCGTCCAGGGCGAGTTATCGTTGTACCGTTGGAAGAACCCAAAACCCCAGTCATTGCCAAACTCAACTTCTTTTGATCCTGCTAAACCATCTTCAGCATTCCAAACAAATCCTGGCCCCCATGTATCATCTGCGATGTAGGCACCATAGTTCTGAAGGGTCCAGGCTAGTTGAGTAGCTGGCTCGGTTTCTAGTCCGAGAGAAGCGATGTTAGTTGTGGAAGGAATCGCTACTAAGGCTCCCATCTTCATATTGGTATTGCTAGTGTTCGTTGCATTAGAGTTGGAACCATACCAACCTACTGCATAGCTATCTGCCGTAGTGGCTGGCCACCTATAGCAATTGGCTCTAGTGGAGCCAGGATATAAAAACTGTTTAGCATATACATTAATCTTGAGTACATGCTTCGGCCCTACTTGACCGGGGCGAAGTTCACCTAGTCGAAGAGAGCCACCTATTGCTGACAGCCCAGAGCCGCCATGTGCACCACTTGTGCCACTACCATAGAAATCTTCATCATCAAACACCACTATGGCAGTTGCGCCGCCTCCGACATTACACCGAGTCAGAGGCTGGCTTTGTTTCACAGATCGTCTATCTGCACCTAAGATAGCAGCCGAGTTATTACCATTCCCATTGGGGATAACATAGGAATTGGGCATTGGCACACTATCCAAGCTGCCGCCTGTAGCTCCACATCGGTTTGCACCAGACCAACCAGCACTGCTGTAGCTAATCGTGACTAGTGGAGAAGAGGGACTTTGGACTATGATTTCAGGGTCAACATCAGGCAAGGGTGCCCAGGTAGTAGCCGTAGAATCATTTGGGTCAATTGGCCGGGAGAGGTTGGCTGCTACAAAGGTTGCCCCACTCCCGATTGGCGTATTCCAAATGCTATTGATTGCAAATGGTTGAACATATGGATTACGAAAATTAGCCATTAACTTAATAGTCCCGGTTTATAAGTGGTATCTTCATCCAATACCACATCTGCGTTATGTTCCTGGATAGCCTTGAGGGCATAGTATTTCACTAGCTGCTTCTCCTTCTGCACAACTAGGTTCTTGGTCAACTCACCCCGTTTCATAATTAAGAAGGTGTTCATTTCTGTCATAATGTTAGTGACAGTATTCGATAGAACATCTTCATCTATGGTTGGGTAATATGCTCGAACCGCAGCATTTAGAGGATTGTCTGAACCACCTATAGTTCTCAATACCCAATTCAAGGCATAGTCAACCGGAGCAGGACGTTTGAGAAGCTTCCTGGAGGTCTCGTTGTTGTTAGGTCGTGGAGGCGGCGGGGGAGGCTCCATAATATCGTGGAGAATCCGTAAGCCTAGAGAACCCAGGCCACCCGTAGCACCTACCCCAGTAAGTTGTGCTTCAGCACTCCTATGAACAACAGGGGAACCTTCATCAGCCGTTGCCATAACTTGCGTGACATCGGCATGTCGAGTAACCCCAACTGAACCAACTTCGGTACTAGTCTCAACCCCAGTAACTTGCAGAGAGGTTGCGATCCGAACCGAGAGGTTCCCCACTTGGCCCACACCCTCAACTCCATGCACTACTGGGACTTGCACATCACCCAGGGCAGAAACAGCTTCTGCACCAGACAAGGCAGCTTTATGCTTGCTCGTCACACTGCCCCGACTGGCAGTGCCTGACACACCAGTAATGGCTATGTGCACATCCGTGCTTAAGGCTTTAATCTCAACTGCCACACCACCATACATGCCAGAGGTTGGAGAGCCTGTGATATTGACGGTAGTGCTACCAGCAGCTTTCCACTCCGTTCCACTCCAAACCATATCTGCACCATTGGTATGCAGCATGGAATAGCCAGAACCAGCAGTTAGGGTGACAGGACCAGAGGTCCCTCCTGCATCCCAATCAGACTGGAACGCACCGTAGGTAGCGTTGTTTGCGCTACCTAAAGCAGCTAAGGTAAGCGACAGGCCAGAGACAGGCCAAGGCGTATTATCAAAGCCAGATACCGACTGGCGAACGGCCCCAGAACCATTGGTTCCACTGGTATCCACTCCTGCGAATTCAACTAAACTCCAGGTGATCACATCCGGCTTATTGCCGGAATAGGTAATGGTAAGAGGCCCAGTTGTTGGGCTGGCTCCCATCGCCCGATAAACAGCAACCGAAGCTTTTGGTGAAGGTGCAGACTCGGTTTTATAACTAACAGAATTGACCAGTACCCAGGTCAGACCACAACCCGTTACCGAAGTCGGAATCGGGAAGGGGGTATAAGAAGCATTGCCCCCTCCAGCAACAGCTAAAAGCTGAAGGGCGTTCGCCGTAGGCGTGACAGACGCCGTAGAATACGGCGATGGGTCCCAAGGCGATACTGCACTAGTCTTGGTATTGAATGTGATAGCCATTTAAATTCCTCTATAAATTTGGGAGAGGGCTACAGCTAGATAACCCTCCCCAAGAATGGGAGGAAATTAGGCTATGCGGATCAGCGCATTCGTGCTGTCATTGGTAGGCATATCCAACAGCAGAGTACCCGCAGTCACAGTCTGGGAACCGAAGGTGAACACTGCCACCGCATTCTTACCAGCCGCTGTATCGTTATAAAGCAGGACAGCATCAAAGGCAGTTTCCAGAGTCACACCACTAAAAGTGAAGCTACCTCCAGGCGTAGTGTATGCAGCCGTACCAAACGTAGTTGGTGCAGTAAAGGCAGTCACACCAACACCACCAGCGGTATAGCCGGAACCAGAGACCTCACCAGTAGCCGAGTAGGCCGCAGTAGCCGCCCCCAGGCTGGCACTGGTCAAATACAATGCCACTTTAAAACTATCAGCAGCAGTCGAAGCACGGACTACAGACGAACCAAAGGCGTGTTTGCCATTCAGGAGGTCTTGCTTGAAACTGGTTGCCATTGCTTGAGAATTAGCCATTTTTTAATACTCCTTGTTCAATCGCGGCATCAGGCCACTTTAAAATTTTTATATGTGGGCTTCGGTGAACCTCTTCCCCATTTAACGTATATCTCGTGATAGTTACTTCAACATTCGGGTAACTCTCGTAGAGAACTTCCTTTACCAACAACTCCTCCTCCATGTCTCCATAAATGGTTGTCACAAGTGCCATTTATTCTCCTTCTTTAGATTGGTTTGCGGTCTTCCGTAGAAGAGCCAACTTCTCTAGCTCGACTAGATGTTTTTGTTGAATATCCAGCCTTTGTAGAGCTAATTCTTCTTTTTTGTTTATATCCTCCAGCATGATCCTCTGTGCCTCTAGCTGCAATTCAGGATCAGGTTTATCAGGACTATGTTCCTGCTGGAGTTTAATAGCATCCAACTGGGACTTCATCTTGATTCCTTGTAGCTGCCCATTCAGATAGTTCGTCTGGGCTTGCTTGTATTGCAGTTCGATTTGCTTCTGCATCATTTCCATTTGCTGCTTCTCTGGGTCTGGGGCAGAGGCTTCTTCAATCATTTCCAGCAAATCATCCCTGGCCGAGATACTGGAATTCTCCACAATGCCCTTAATGATGATTGGCAAAACAGGAGACTCTTTTGGAGTGACCGACAGAAGCTGAATAAACAACTGCTGTTCAAACTCCCTGGCCATAATGCCGAGAGTACCAACTGCCGTGAATTTCAATTGGGTAGTTGGATACCGTTTAGGATCAAATTGGACGTAGCGAGTGAAAGCTTTCTCAACGAAAGGAACCAGGAAACTATTTTGGAAATTCAATAGATTCCGTTTAGCCCGTTTGATCATGGCCCCGTTCATCTGGCTCATGCCACCAGAGGTAGCATTCCGTGGGCTTTGGCCTATTGGAGAAGCAGAGTCCATCGCCCCTGTAGCCATCTGCACCATGCGTTCCATATCACCCGATTGGTTGAAGGTAGCTGGATTCAGATTGCCAAAATTGAATGGCATGATTGCTTCGCTTGGGTTGCCTGTGGTGAGAATAGACGCCCCAGGGTGTACGTCGAACGTAGAGCCTCTAGGGAGCCGTGTGGCGTCCATAGCCACCATAGGATGGCTAATCAGAGCCAGAGCATCAATCCGTGCCCGTAGCTCCGCATCCAGGGCTTTCTGGGGGTTGTATCCCTTCTCTGCCACACCCCTGCCGTGGAAACGATTCGGCACGCGATCCCATTGGAACGCGATCACTGGGCGATCCTTCATAAAGAAGGGATTCTCCGCAGCTTTCAGGATCACGCTATCATTAGCGATGATTACCATTGCCTCTACCAATTCCCATTCTGGGTCTTTGTATTCCTCCTCTGCCCCAGTCTCTGCCGGGGCAGCTTTCACTTTCTTGGCACCGCTGGCTTCATCCAGATAGATACGAGGGATTTTCCCGTAATACCGGGTAACTTTTGTCTTGTCGTCTTGGTCGTTCAGAGAATCGTGTTCCCCAATAGACCGGCCATCAGCAACATCAGTGAAAGTTCCTAGTGCTACTTTGTTGTACGTCCCATCCTCAATGAGACTCACAACCTGATATTTAGGCATAACGTCCTGTACCGCACACCCCAAACCTGTGTCGATTCTGGTAGCGGAAGGGTCTATTAAAAAGTTACTTGGTGAAACTGGATTCAATCGAACACAAAAATAAGGAATCTTAATAGCAGTCCTACGGGTTGCAAATGTCCCTGGAACAGGTTCCTGGACAATCCGATATTCAAATTTTTCTTCAACCAATAATTCCCCAATACCTGTCCCATACAGGGCAGCATTGAGGATAATCTCACAGAGGTTTTCTACAGCACCTTCCCGTTCCAAATCTTCCTTGTATCTGGCACGGAGTTTTCCAATTTCGTCATCATCGGAGTCCCCTTTGGTTGGCACCATGTCAAACCAGACACCACGGCTAAAGGTTGCCTCTTCAATTTCCGAAACAGAGGCTTCAATAGCCTGTTGGAGAGCAGGGGCAATCAAGCGGCTCCGCTCGGATTTGCGATTTTTGTCTTCAGCAACCCAAATACCACGCCAGAGGCGGTAATATTCGTGCCATTTCTCCTTGAAATTATTGTCCCGATATTGCTCCCAGGCTTCCAACTTAGGTTGGAGCCAGCCAAGCAAATTGGCACTCTGTTCTTTTTCTTTTTCTGGAGTATTGATTACTGGCATGGTTTAATAGCCCGAAGTTATGTCTAGGGGTTCCCATTGTTCAGTCACAATTGATTGGCCATAGTCTGAAATAGCAATTTGGTCAATATATGCTAGACTATCTAGCAAATCGTCATGCGACATGGGGTTTGGGAAGTCCATATACTGATTTTTGAAGGTGCGAATCCAGTCCCCAGACTGTTCTAGCACCACTCTGCCATGCTGGAATCGGCCCTGGAGTGCCCAGGCGATCCGTTCGGTCTTTTTCCGGCCACCGTGGACCAGGGTTTCAATGTGAGGGTAGCAATTCAACCTCCGCATTGTGTCCTCTAGGTAGGGCATGACCGCATTTTTGAGAGAACCTTGCTCAATTCCTACTGTGATAGCATGATATTGTTGTGAAGCACGGAGAATTCTGATTGCAGTCTCACGGACATTCCACCGTCCGCAGACAATTTCCCGAACTCGCCATTGACTTTGGGAAACATGGACCACAGAAATAGCAGTTTGGTCCAATCGCTTCAATTTGCTGGCATCGGTATTGCTTAAATCACCAAATCCTGCTAGATCGACAGCAATATAATGGACACCATCAGGCATAGGGTCGCCGGGTTCACAATAAAGGAGCCATTCCTCTTTAAAAATACCGCCAGAGAATGACTCAAAGGATGCTTCATACTCTTGCCGGAAGGATTGCTCCCCCATCCGGTTCCTGGCTCGTTCCACTTCGCCCTTGGGCAGGAATGGATTGTCCACAGAATTAAACGACCAGCATTCCCATTCATCCGGGCTACCCATTCCTTCAAGATACAGATCATAAAAATGGTTTTTCCCTTCTGGAGTACCAATGAACAAGGCCCGACCTTGAACGTCTGTCAAGGTAGGCATCAAGATTTGCTCCCAGACGTTCGGCTTCATGGAGGCATATTCATCTAGGACCAGGAAACACAGGCCGACACCCCGTAGGGTTTCAGGCCGATCTGAACCTTTCAGATAAATCTTTCTACCATTGACCAGGGTTAAGACTGCCGTATTCTCATGGGCTTGGGCAATGACAGGTGCACCAATTTCCTTGAGCATGTCCCACATGGTATCTTTGGCTTGCTGGAAGGTAGGGGCTACGTAATAGACTTCTTTGGAAGTCGATTGCAAAGCAGCTATCAACATCAACCATGCAGCCAGCCGAGACTTACCCCATCGCCTACCTGCTGCAACAACTTTAAATCGGGCAGGGGAGTTAAAGACTTCGAGTTGTTGGGGGTGCAGCTTGACAGTAATATCTGTCATTGAGGAACGGCCTTGTCAGCAGTCCAGAGAGTACACTGCATCTGGATAGTTACATCTTGATAGTGCCGAAGGTAATATACGTCACTACAGTTTTGTACACTTGGTGAGATTCCTGCCATTGTTGAGCAACCAGACAATAGCATAGCGACAACAGCATATTTGCCATATTTAATCCTTTGTCTCATGTACTTGAAGCTCCATGTCAATTGTGATAGGTTCAGGTTGCACCGGAACCGCTTGTTTCGCAGCCTCAATAAAGATGTTAATGGCTTGTTGTTTTTCTCCTATTGCTCCATCCACTGCCCGTTGGGCAGGGAGAATACGGTCCATACACATTCTTAGACAGGCTTCATTGCCCTCCAGGGCCATGCTGATTACCTTTTTAACAATCAGCTTTGCCTTGTCCCCAATCAAACCCTCTGCAAGAAGCTTGGTTCTGTTCTTGCTACCCTTGGGTCTACCATTCGGATTGCCAGATTGTCCTGGCTTGAACTGGTAGGGTTTCACCCCCCGCATTTGATCTTTTTTGTCGGTCATTCAGATTTTCCTTGACAGGATCAGAATTATGTGATACAATTCCCCCCACTTGTTTGGGGGTTATAGTATAGTATATATATATATAATATATATAATTAGTGTTTAATATGTAGAGAGTATTGGNACACCCCCTTTAACTTATCCTTTGAAATCATTCTCTACACCAGCTTGCCTGTCCAAGGCAGATTGATAAGCTTTCTTACAATGATCCAGTTGTACAGCATCCAAGAAGTCACAAACAACAATAGCTATTGGATTAGGGTGATCAGACTGGATACTTCTGCCCATCCTGGCAGAGATTGTTTCGGTCTTACCAAACAACAAATACTTATTGATTTTTACATCCAACCAGATCAATAAATTAACTATCCCTTTTTTGATTGTGCTGTTCCTCTTGGGATCAAGTAATTCATCTGGATATTCGTCCATGTCCATGATGGCCTCTCTTATAATTTTTTTAGTAGGGGCATCCCAATAGATACAAACTATCAAGACAAGGCGAATAGTAACACAAATCTATCATAATGTCAAGACAATTCTATTAGAGGCTCTAGGAGCCTCTTTTTTATTGGGTGGCTACTACCCTACCACCTTGATACAAAAACAGCTTGTAGGCCCCTTCTCGTCGATTTAAACACTATTCCCAAATTGTTACCTCCTATTCTTAGACTCACAGTAGACAGACAGTAGATTTTATGATAAGTAATCTATTTCCTCCCTTTTTCCTAAAATTGCTTCTCATGTATTGAGGGGTATTAACGCATATGTCCCCTGGGCCATCAGACCTCCCCCCCCTATTGACCAATGGAAATAAAATTATTTGACATAAGGTCCGATATACGAAGTTAGGCAG